CGTAGCCTGGACTAGCAACTGTCTTACCTTGTGCATCTTTGGCAAATAATAACCCACTATAATCATCACCAACTAGATTTTGATACTGTTTAGCACTGGTGTTGCCTTCTAGCCAAGTGTACAGTGGTTGCTTGGTTTGTCCTGTAACAAATTGATTAAAGTAACGTTGTATTTGTTGGACAGTACTGGCTGGTATTTGTGCAAGTAGATCATCAACAGCCTTGCCGTGTTTTGCTAGTGCGGCTTTGGCACGTTTTTCTAACTGTACAGGTTGTTTTAATTCAAAGCGTAGTCCTGCACTCGGTGTTAATACTGCTACAGCACCCGATACATTCTCAAGACCTTTGCCATCCCACTGTGAGCTAGAGCCGCCTAACTCGTTAAACTTTTGATGTACCACAATACCGCCTACACTATTACCTACTAGTTTTCCTAAATTGCTGTTAACTGGTATACGGTATTCAACTGTATTGGGTTTAAAATTATATGACCCTTGCTGTGGTTCTAACTTGCCAGCGTATAACAAGTCGCCCCAATAGAACCCTGTACCTTTAGTGACTGCGTCTAGTCCTGGCCAAATCTGTGCTAGTTTGTTGTACAAGTCTCCACGCAATCCACCAGATGCTTTGGTGCTGTCGTACTGCTTCCACTCATCTACACTCTTAGCAAGTATACCTTTGTTCCACATATACTTGTCCATTACTGCAAGTCTACCATCTGCAGGATCACGACCAAATATCAGTGCCGGAAACCCGTCCCACTTGATAGTTAAATTGTTAGGATTTGCTACTAGTGCATCAAGTCCTGCTAACTGTTGTCCTGCGGCAGCACTGCCTGAAAATATAGCATCTTCTGGATGTGGAGTGCGACCTTTTGTGTTTTCTGTAAGACTTTTTACAAAACCAAACTTGCTACTTTCTGCCATGCTGTTGAACCAAGCACCAGTGCCCGGCAATGGTGCCGACTCTGGCAACTGTATGTCTGACTTTTCAAGTGTTTCTCTTGCTCTGCCAATCAGTTGTTCGTAATTGCTTGCACCTTTAATCGCGGCAACTATGTCATCTGCACTACTGAGCTTTGCCACAGGGATGCCAGTTACCTTGCTTAGTGTTGCAGGACTCTTGCCGTTTTCATAAGGTTGATTGGTATCTCTAAAAACCAATCCGTTTTTGTAACTCCACTTGAGATTAGGCTGTAGTTCAGCAACAATACTGCTTAGTATAATGTGTCTTGCCATACCTGGTAGCACACTACCTTCGCCACTGCCTGCCATAGCAAAGGATTGCCAGGCTGGGTCATCTGTAAACATCAAATCTGCTTGTGCAAATCCGTTAGCAGGGTCGCCTGCTATAGGTGCTTTAACGTGTACACTATCACCGGACTTTTTGATGTCTGTTTTGGCAACACCTGCGGCTAATAGTATTTGTACCAGTGTGTCTTTGTCAGTAGTATTAGCATCAACCTGTAGATCCAAGTCGCCCGACGTGGCTTTTTTACCTGTGCTACCCAACCAAGTGGTTGTGGGAAATGGTAGTCCGGAAACTTTTTCAAGCCAGGCTACAGTGGCAGGAATGTCCTCACGCTTGATGCGTTGTGTTAAAGGTTGCTTGTCTGCACCTTTAAATATGTTCCCGCCTTCAAGTATTATCATTTTTGGTAACTGGTAATTAAATCGTCTAATCTGCCATTAGGATTAACGTATGCTTTGTAATCGTCACTCCACCATCCTGCAGGTGTAAGATTGAATCCTACGTACCCGCTAAGTCCTGTTCCATCTCGCCCTAGTGCTTCCTGCCAGTCAGATAACGGTATTTGCACACTTGTACTGTAGTTGCTTACATGTGGCGGTTTTGCTTTGATTAGAACTTGACCGGGATCTGCTTTGGCAAACTTGTTAGGATCAACATAAACGTCTACGCTATCAATGTACTGCTTTTCTGTGTCAGTAATTCTGCCACTTTGTAGTACACCTTGCTTGACCAAGTAATCAACTTTGCTTTTGATATTGGCGTTGGCTTTTTCCATTTCTGTATCAACTTGATCAGGTTGTGGATCAAATTGCTGTGTATTTGGTTGCTCATTGTCTGTACTAGTGTCTGTACTTGTGTCATCAGGTTGCGGTGTATCTGTAGTTGTATCTGTACTAGTGTCTGTACTAGTGTCATCAGATTGCGGTGTATCTGTACTAGTATCTGCATCAGTGTCGTCTGTCTCGGGATCTGCCTCGGGTGCGATCCCTCCGTAATTGGACCACTTAGTAAAATCCGATCCCGGACCAGCGGCAACTCTATTGCGAATTACGTCCATTATTCCTTCAGTTATTTCTTTAATCTTCACTCTTAAGTCTCCGTATTCCGCGAGTAAACTTACTAGCATCCTGTCCTTTGATGCTATTCAATAATCTGCGTTCTAACTCTAGAGCTTGGTTAGGCTCGTAATTTTCTTTAATATAATTAATTAAATTAATAGCACCTTGTATTACATGTCCTGCACGACTTTCTACCAAGTTAGCACGATCACGTGTAACAGGCATTTCTGCAAGCTCTGACAGAATGCTACGAGTTTTCTTTTGCAAAATTCACTCCAGGTTTGTAATATTTATGTGTTTAAACTGTTAATGATATCTATAAGAAATAATTCTAGGTCATACAAAGTATTCAACTATTTCCGGAAACACTTCCCGCCAGTTTAAATTCCTAACTTTATCCCATTGGTCGCAATAGTCAACAGCGGTTTGATAATTGAATCCTGTTACTCCTGCTAATATTCTTTTTTCTTGTTCGTCTACAGTAGAGTCACCTGACAGTATAGTGTTTACTAACTCCTTAGGTGTATTATCTATACCCAGATCGGTCCGAACAGCTGGGCCTATCCATAATTTGGAGACAACGCCGAATTTATTTTCATTAAAATGTTCTCTAATCCATTTTTCTATGGTATCGACATAGAATGCGTTTAAAGGATTGAGCGTACAATAGAAATCAAAGTATACCGTAGACGGCATTGTTTCACGTAATTCTAAAATATTAGATACAAACTGATCCCATTTAATTGGCCATCGTAAGTATTCAAACTGTTTTTCTATTCCGTCACAACTCAAAAGAACTTGTACCTGTTTAAACTCTTTAAAAAGATCCAAGGCTTTGCTACTAGGTAGCCTAGCACCGCTGACTGTGTACATCAATGAGCAATCTTTTTTATTAGGGATAGCTTCTATGAACTGTATGTGTAGTTCGTTTATAAAAGGTTCCCCTCCCCAAAATTTTGCTCTTTTTACGTTAGAAAGATCATTAGATAGCAGTTTTGCAAGTTCATTCTGATCAAACATGTAAGGATCGTGCTCAGCAAGAATGTTTAGTTTTTTTAATTCTTTATGCCACCCACTGCTACTATAAGAAGTGCAGGACATACAAGCAGATTCACAAACGTTATGCATCATTATTTCTATGTTTTGTATCGAATCGTCATCGCCTTTCAATAAGCTAGTACTCGTATTGCGAGGAGATTGATATTCGGGAGACTCGAACTGTCGAGGGTTGCTGATCCTTTGGCTTTCAAGAAATCTACATTCTTCACAGCCAGGAGTCCAGTCTGAAATATCTTTAAATTGTGCTCTTGCTTTTTGTATATTTTCAGGAGAAAGATCGGGAACAATGTGTTCAGTTCTGTAGGTACAGCAAGGGATGATATTATACCCTTTATTGGTTTTGAGAACACTAATACTGTTACTAAGAAACCTACAAAAACTATTCATTATTCTGTTTTACTCTTTAAGCCAGCAAGCATTTGTTTTAGTTTGGTGCTGTCTACACCAGCATTTACTTTGGCAGACTCTTGTGACTGACTGATTGGCGTAACACTACTGGTGCTCTTTATTTGATCCATAATAGCACCTGGCTTTTGGCCGCCAAATCCACCACTTTCGCTTTGTCCTTCTTCGCCTGGGTCTGTAATGCGCAGGCTCTCCAAGTTAAACTCCAAGTCAACTTTTTGCCCAACACCACTACTGCTTCTAGTTTTCATTAATTGTATCTGATAGCGGCCACGTTCACGCATTGCTCTACTTGTAAAGATACCAAACACATTATCTGCTGTATTGATCTTACTAATACCACCTGATATGTGGCTGTGGTCGAATTCAATTTCTTCAACTGCACTACGATTCAACTGCGATGCTGTAATCATCAATATCTCAAACTCACGTGCTAAGTTACGTAGTTCTTCACTTACATACTTATCCTTAACAAACAAGTCACTTGGGCTAACCTTTGCACTAACTGGCATAACCAAATCCAAATAGTCTACCATGATAAAGTCTGCTTTTTTTCCTGTCTGTACTTCTAGTTCTTTCAAGTATGCTCGGATCTGATTAACATTGCTCTGTGCTGGCATGTACTTGATACGCAAGTTACCCGACTTCTTGCCTACCATACGTATCTTCATTTCAAGTGTGTCCATGTCCTTGAATATTTCTTTGGTTGCAACATTAGCAACCATTGCATCCATACGCATGGCACACAGTTCTTCACTAAGTTCCAGTGTTAAGAACACGCCGTTAAGTCCTTGGCTTATCCAATTGATA